TCTTACGACTTTTAAAAGCCGTTCTTCATTATCAAATAAATAAATCACGCTCTTTCATCCCTCCAAACTACTTTCTTTACTGTTGCATTAACCGCGGTTATCGTGTCACCGTCCCGTACTTTAAACAATTCCAGCGGACTGAATCGGTCTAATTCACTCAAAATATTCCGGCCCCCGTAAGTTGCCCGGACTTCATCCGGATCAAAAGAAATTACAATATCTTGACCGGGCGCATAGCTCCCCGAAAAAGAAATAATTTTAGACCCATTCACAATCTGCACCCGGTCAGTGGTTTTTGACGGTGTGACTGTGATTGATTCTGGCAAGACTTCCACGGCGTCAATAAGGGAAATAGGCCCTGTTGAAGTTTGGGGCTGTTTCTTCTTATATCCGTCCGGAATTAGTAAACTAAACTTACTAACTATACTTAGGTTTGTTTCTTCAAAACTATCTGCCCCGTTGAAATAACCATAGTAAATATATTCCGGTTCATCCCTAAAAGTAATTTCAAGGAATCCGCTTGGGGCGTGTGTCCTTAAAATTTTATTTAGTTTAGCGAACTTGTCCCGCATTTGGGCGCTGGTGTCCGCTGTAAGCTGGTATTTGATTTCTAGGGCGCGTTCTTCATCCTCATAATCATCCACCCAAACACCGCGCCGGCCTGTAACCTTGGTAGTTGAAACATTCCGGCCCAATAGGCCACGGCCTGAAACTGTTAAATGGCGGTACCCCTCAATTAAATTATTGAGGGGCTGACCGTTAATAATTAGATTGTCGCTAGGTTCTAAAACTGTAACGGCTTGATCTAATTTCTTCAGATTAGCGTAATTGTACATATTTTTCCCCTTCCTAGTAACTATCTAAAATTAATTCCATTTCTTGTTCATTTGTAATATCGTTTGTAAAGGCTCTATAAGCTGTATTACCAAGTTTTAGGGTAATATCTGCCGGCTGTTGTCCGACTGTCAGGCTACCACCTTCAAAGTTAACGTTTGGATCATAAGCGGTAAGGCTTCCTAGCGCTCCATCTACTGAACTCAATTCATCTTGGAAAGTTCCTGATAGGTCCTTATCAGTAAAGGCATTAATAGCGCCTTGCGCCATGTTTCCTACTGATTTCGCTACTTGTTCGGCCTTGCTGTCTACCCCGATAATGAAACCTTGGTCAGTGTATACCCCGAATTGACGGAATACCCGTGAAGGTGATTTAATACCCAGCAAGCCTTTGGCCCAATTTATGGCGCCTTTAACAGCACCACCCACGGCGTCAATAAGTTTACCAGCGAACCCAGTTACACCTTTAACAAATCCTAGGATCAAATCCTTACCGACGTTAATAGCTCCACTAATGAAGTTTTTAGCGCCATTCACGGCGTTTGTAAAGGCTGTTTTAACCGCTGAAACCAAACGGGACCCAGCACTAGTAACCGTACTTACTACAGTATTCCAGCCGTTGGAAATAGTGCTTCCGATATTAGACATGAAACTACTAATAGAAGAAGTTATTCCACTCCAAATACTTGAAACGGTTGAAGAAATACCGCTTAAAATTCCGGAAATGAATGAACTTATGCTATTCCAAATACTTGAAATAGTTGAAAAGATAGCGTTCATTACATTTGAGATAAGCGAACTTATTCCATTCCAAATTGCTGTTGCTGTTGAAGTAATACCATTCCAAATTGAACCCAAAAAGGAAACGATAGTATTCCAAATTGCTTGCGTACTTTGTACGATAACATTCCAAGCGCCTGTAATGGCTTGTTTGATAAGATCAAAGTTACCTGTAACAAGTCCTACGATAGTTAGCAAGATCCCAGCAAACACCGCCTTAATGGCGTTCCAAATATTTGACCAAATTTCTGAAATAGTGTTAAGGATCGTTTGAATAGTATTCCAAATAGCTGTAAATACCGTTGTAACTGTTTGAGAAATAGCGTTCCAAACGGTTGAAACCACTGTAGAAAGTGTGTTCCAAATAGTATTCCAAACATCTGAAATTGTAGTCATGATTGTTTGAATTACGTTCCAAACCGCTGTAACCGCTGTTGTAACTAAATTCACAATCACATCCCAAATAGGACCGACCACCGCTACAATAGTATTCCAAATAGCTGTCCAAATTTGGTTCAATAGTTCAAGGCCCGCTTGAATAACTTGAGTAAGGCCCTGAATGGCGATTCCTACCGCCGTTTTGATACCTTCCCAAATACTCAAGGCGATCCCTTTGAGTGTTTCCCACGCCCCGGACCAATCGCCATTAATGATCTGCATTACTAGCTTGATCACTCCAAGAATGACATTTAAACCGGTTTCAACTACGTTCTTGATCAAGTCCCAAACGGTTTTAACCATTGGAACTATAGCGTTCCATCCAGCTTCAATAATTGGGGCAATGGCGTTTACAATCGTTTCTACTACCGACTTGATAGCGTTCCATACTGTTTCAGCCGTCTGAAGAATAAGCTGGTGATTTTCATTCCACCAAGAAATAAGGCTTCCAAAGATCTGTTTTACAAAGGCCACTACTTCATTAATGGCGCTTGAAACAGCCTTAGAAACAGCCTGAAAGGCTGAGTTAACCTTATCCCTAAATTCCTCACTTGACTTATACAAGCCCACTAAACCGGCCACAAATAGCGCGATAACACCAATCACGGCCCAAACCGGGGCGGTAATGGAACCTATAGCGGTACCGATTGAACCAAACACGCCGGAAATAGCCGTTCCCCCAGCGGTTGCACTTTGGAAACCAGCGATTAGGCTAGAAATAGCCCCTGAAACCTTACTAACAATTCCAACAATGGTACCTACTACCTTTGTTACCGTTCCTACTACCGTAAGGATTGGACCAGCGGAAACTACAATAGCGCCGATCCACTTTTGAAGCGGTGATAATGGTAAGTTATCCCAAATTGTGCCTAAAACCCGTACAATGTTATTTTTAAAGTTGATAATTGTATCTTTTAAGTTTTGCATTAGGCCCTTGATATCAGCGTTTTTCTGACCAAGGCCGGCTACAAGGTTTTGGGCTGAAGCTTTCATAGCTTCAAAGGATCCTGATACTGTTTCACTTGCTTCTTTCGCTGTTGTTCCGGTTATTCCTAGCCGTTCTTGTGTAACGTGGATAGCTTGGATCAGTTTATCAAACGGAATGTCTTTCACGTTTTTGGCCGTAGCCTTGAAGCTGTCACCCATTACGCCGGATTCATTAACCAGACGGGCCATTTCTTCCTGTGTACCACCGTAACCGAGTTTCAAGTTATCAAGCATTGTATAGTTGTCTTTTGCAAAACCTTGGTAAGCGTTTTGAATGTCTGAAATATTAGTACCGAACTTATTCGCATTATCAGACATATCAACTATGGCCATATCTGCATATTTGGCGGCCTGTGCGGTATCACCACCAAGCCCCTGAAGCAAGCTAGCACTGAATGACGTTACTTGCTCCATGTATTTCACACCGGAAACACCGGCCCGCTTGTATGCTGTTTCTGAGTTTTTAATTACAGTATTAGCGGAACCTTTAAACATGGTTTCAATACCACCTACGGCCTGTTCTAGGCTTGCAAACGACTTGACAACTCCACCGATAGCACCAACAACCGGCAAAGTGAAACCAGCTGTCATTCCGGCCCCTACCTTGATCATAGAATCACCGACGCCATGAAGTGAACCGCTTAGTTTCTCAAGACTTGACCCGGTTTGATTCCGTAAGCTTTCCAAAGAACTTTGGGCTTCCTTTAAACCACTTCTAAAGTCTGAAACGTTCGCCTTCAGTATGGCCGTTACGTCAAAATCTGCTCCCATTAATTACCCCCTTTCCCTGCTTGATTTATTAATCTGTTCCGTTCCGCCATGTCTAATTTTTTAGGCGGTACGGTTTCTTTTGTAGGTTGATTTTTTTGGAAAATCCTGTCAAATTCTTCTTTATGGTTATAAAATTCTTCAAAATTCTTAAACGCTGGACGGGCTGACTTGCCCCGGCCTTTTTGCGCTTTAACAGATTGATTAAACCAAGCTTGGATAGCTGAATTAAGGCGCTTATCTTCTTGCTGAATAGCGTAGGCCATATTATAGATTTCAAATTCTTCTAGCGTGGTCCGCATTGCTTCCCGGAAGGTCATACCGTGCCGGGCAATAAGGAGCGCTAGGGCTTCATCATAGCCAAAGTTGGAATTTGACGGGTCGGAGTTCCCTACTCTACTAGGTTCATGGCCTTTTTGAGTAGGGGTGACGCTTTTAACTCATTAACCAAGTCTTCAATAACTTTGTCATACTGATCATTTAAAATCAGTTCTTCAAGGTATTTTTCAATAGCTTCATTAGACGGCTTTTGTGCTTCCGTAACTGTTCCGGCTTTAATCACGTCGATAAATGCCAAAGGGTCATTTAAGGCTTTCCCGGCATTGAATAGCGTCATAGCGCCATAACCGGTTTTCATTCCTTCTAATTCCGCTGAATGAAGCTTGTTCATCTCACGCAAGAAACCGATTCCGAAATGTAAAGTATATTCTTTTCCACCGATAGTTAAAATCATGTCTTTTTTTCTCCTTTTAATCCAAAAAAATAAGGGGCTTTTAAAGCCCCTGAAAAATTAGGCTGGTAACCCTGTACCTTCGCCCTCTTTAGCCAAAGTGTGGTATTCATATTGCGCCTTGTTAATGGCTGATTTTTGGGTTTCTGTAAGCGTGTCAGTGCTGATCACACCATTTCCATCAATAGCCATTTCATAAGTAAGCTCTACTTTGTCATCAGCGGGTGCGGAAATTTCAAAGTTTTTGAAGAATCCTTGGTAATATTCCACATCATATTTTTCTTTCTCACCTTCTTCAAACTTACTTGCTAGGTCCACAATCCAAACTTCAATTTTATCCGTATTGCGGAACCAAGTGCGCATTTCTTTCCACATATTTACCGTGTCTTTATCTTCACGGTAAGCAAGTGAAGTAAATTCGCCTGAAGTTTCACCGTCTGAAACTGAGTTAACAACTCCATCTTTCGTTTTCGTTGTTTCTACTTCTTTTTCAGCGTTTAAGGTCAATTCTGTTTGAAATCTTACTTTTCCGGCGTCTTGTTTCTTTTGATCTTTGACGCGTCGGAAAAAAGCAATAAAGTCTTTTCCTTGAATTAATTCTGCCATTTGTTATTTTTTCTCCTTTTTCGTATAGGTAAAAGAAAAGTCCAAGACCACATGAAGCAATGGCTGGACATCTGTGTTATCGGGTATGATCTGTTTATCTGTTGTAGTGTGATTCAAGTTATATTCCCACTTTCCGGAAATATTCTTGACAAGCGTTTCTAAATAGGCTGAAATATCGTCCAAATAGGCCCGCTGTTCCCTTGTAGCGTAAATGTGGACCGTTTGGCCCACCGTTCCCAAAAGGTCGTTATTTTGGGTTTCCTGTGCCGTATTTTCACCAATATAGATAAAGGGGTACTTTGTCCCAGCTTCCGGCAAAAAGTCAAAAGTTGGTGTTTTGGCTTCAGCCAACTGATAAATTAATCTAAATAATTCATGGTTTGGCGTCATTTAAACACCCCTTTCATTACGTTTGTCATGTCTTCCTGAAATTGCGGTTGAATTTCCTGAACCGCCGGGCGCATGAATGGCGTCCCCGGCTGAAACCGGGTCCCATATTCCTGATATCCGGAATACCCGGCTTGTGCGTGAATATGTGCTTCCATACCGGGGTAAGAAGTAGTAATATGATTTTTTAAAAAGCCCGTGTCTTCAGGGGCTTTCTTTTTTGCTACTGCCTTAGTACGTTCACCGTTATTTTTCAAAACCGCTATAGAAAGCTTTACGGCGTTTGGGTGTGCGTTTGAAATGGTCATGGTCAACTTTTCCAAGCCGTGCCATTTAACACTAACCATTGTTAGGCCCTACCTTTTTCAAGCGTACAGCCCCTTTTATAGGGGCGTCAATCGCTTCAATAGGCTCATAGGTATCACCATTAAATAAGGCTTGATCAAAAGGCGCTTGCTCTTTCTGAAACCGGCAAGAAATAACTATATCTGTCCGGTTTCCGTACAATTCAAACACCTTTGATTGAGTGACTTTATTAACCAAGCAAGGGACTATTACAGTCTTTCTTGCTTCCGTTTCATACTTATCCGTTTCCGGATTGTATTTCTTGCGTCCACCACAAATTAAGGTAATTCGGTTTGGTGTCTTCATAGGAAAAACACCTTTCCACGTTCCCGCTGTGAACCGTCTAGGCCAAAGTCTTTATTAAGAATGGCCATGTATGGTTTGAATAGGTTATCCCATTCCTGATAGGTAACAGAATAACCATCAACCGTTTCAGACGTTACACCCTCGGAACCTTTCCGGCCGTATAGCTTATACACCACATTTTCAATCATGAAATTATACTTACTAGCGATTTCTGCCGTGCCTGTTAGGCCCTTAAAATAGCTTTCAGCGTCTTCCACTAAATCAGTCAACAAATCATTTTCTAAATTGTCAGTCGGATCAATACCCAACCGACGTTTAATTTTTGCAAGTTGGGTCGCTTCCATCTGCTTTATTCCCCTTCGATAGTTTGGGCAAGTGCTACTAGGTCCGCTTTCTTGACGTCCGCTTCATATTCTACGCCTGCTTTGTCTAGTAGCTCTTTCAATTCTGCCACTTTCAATTTTTCAACTGGTTTTTCTTCAACTTCTTCAGTCGGTGCCACTTCTTCAGTCGGTGCTGGTGCTGGTGCTTCCGCTTTGCCTTCAGCAACAATCACACCTTTACCAACCAATTCAGCGATTCGGGCGCCTGAAACTGTGAAATCAGGGCGCGGGTAAAAATCACCGACTTCATAAAAGCGGTTATTATCTTTTGTGTCGATAATATTTCGGGTTACAATATAGGCCATTGGTTACCCCTTTCTAATTGATTAGACGTTTTCAGCGCTAGCGGTCAATTTAGCAAAGGCGTTTGCTTTAGTGACCATTACAGCGATATCCATAGTAACGCGAATCGCTACCATTTCTTGTTCAAACAAGTTAATTGGTGTACCGTCTGAATTTTTCATGGTTGAAATTTGGCCTTCTTCAGAAATCTTGAAGTTAATGTTGTAAGGTACACCATAGATCAAGCTGTTAAAGTCACCGGCCAAAAGGTCACCTTTCTGAAATTGTTTTGATTTAAGGTCAACCGTAGTAATACCATCAATGGTATTAGTTGCTTTGTCGTAAATTGTTTTCTTGTCGCCGTCGCGAGATTCGCGCAATGCAGAGCGGTTTTGGATTTTAGAAACAAAGGCATTAGGGTTGATATCAGCTTCATAAAGCTTATCTTCCAATTTAAGAAGGTTTTCATAGTTGATTGGTCCAACAACAACTTGGCTTGAATCTTTAGCAGATTTAGCAACTGAGTTTGCGAAAGGTGTTTCATGGCCCAAAAGTCCAGCTTCATCAATCTTAGTATAGAAGGCTTCCACGATCTGCGGTTTCATGTCTTCAAAGAATTTTTGCCATGTGTAATTAAGTGCTTCACGAGAAGCGACAAGAATGATCCCCAATTTGTGAGCTTTCAAAGAAACCGGAACGACTTCAGGTTTATCAGTCTTGATTCTTTCGGTTTCATTTACCCAGTAAGCTGAAACTCCATCTGTTTGGACATAAACGGTTTTTTCTTGCAAACCGTCCATTTCGTGATATTGACCAAGTTGCATTACTACGGAGTTTTCTGCTACGTCCTTCATAATGATGTCTGTCATTTGTTTTGTAAAAGTTCCGTCTTTCTTTTCTGAAACTAGGACTTTATCAGGGTTAAAAGTTTGTACTGTCATATTTTAAAATTCTCCTTTAAGGTTATTTAATGATTCGGGAACTTCTAAAAATGTCCCCTTTATCTGTGCTTTCGGTCCCGTTAAGTTCGGATGAAACTTTAGGGGGTTCCGATTGCGAATATTCAGCCTTGATCTCGCTGATAATGCTTTCAAGGTCTGAAATAGCTTGCAAAGTACCTTCAGCGGTATCTTTAACAACAAAAGAAATCACTTTATCATTAACCGGAAGTTTCCGGCTAGAAAGTGTTTTAATAGCTTCATCTGTCAATTCTCGCTTGGTTTGTTCTTTCTCTAAACCTGCGATCTTATCAAGTAAAGCTTGTTTTTCTGCTTCAGCTTCTTTCCGGCGGTATTCTTCCAATTCCTTGCCGGTCAGTTCGCTTTCTGCCTTGTATTTTTCCAAGGCTTTAGAAATTGCGTCCGCTGTATCCTTGGAATGTTTTTCTTCCATAGATTTCAAACGGCGTTGCATTTCGGCCACTGATACCATCTTTTCCGGTTCCTGTGTCGGATTGCTAGCTTGTTCCTCAACTGTTTCCGCTGATTGTGGTTCAATCGCCTGTGTATTTTGTTCTTCTGCCATTAGTAGGCTCCTTTCTACGCTTTTACGGGCAACCCCCCCGAACTCATGCAACTTTTAACGTCTTCAGCACGGTTTGGACAA